GAAGTCGTCTATGAGGTACTTGTTAGTGACGCTGTATGTAGCCATGAGCGGATGCTCCGCTTCTGACTAGGCCAACGCGATTTTTTGGACTTGGGTTGCGTCTGCGATGAAAGTAGATACGTACCCTGCGTACGAGAAATTGCGACCCAAAGTGGATGGCAACTCTACGGACATCAAGCCGCGAATCTGTTCGTAAAACTCGATCGCTTGTGCGCGTGCGACAACCATTGTGCCGGCTGCAAAGTTGCGGTCTGCGACAAGATTTAAGCCAAATGGGTTGAATGTGTTTGCGACGGTTACGTTGGCTGATCCCATTGCGTTTACGCCCATTAATCCAGATACTCCTACGTATGGGAATACTGGTCGTTTGTCGTCGTCCAACTGTGCGCCCAATGCTTGCCACACGTTCGGGCTAACAAAAATGTGGTCTGGCAGGAAGTTTGTGTCAAGCAACATGTTGTAGGCGGCGGTGTAGATAGCCGAAATCAACGATGATGGGTTATTTGCTGTAACTGTCCACGTTGCTCCAGATGCTGTTGCTCCAGCAACGATTGCGTCGGCCGCAACGTTGTCTGATGCGATGAGGTATTCGCCAAGCAAGTCGTTGAGAATGATCTGCAACGATGCTGGATCGGTGAAGTCGACGTCCTGAATGGAAAGCGTTACTTGACCTGCAAGCGTTGTCTTGCTTACCGAGTTTGAGGCGATAACCATTGTCGTCGCGGATGCTGCGGCAAGTTCGCTTGATTGTGCAGCGACGCTTGTGTGCGTGGTAATCGTTGGACGGATAAACGTCTTTGATGCTCCGCCGTTTGGCATTGCGCGTGCGCCGATTGCGTTAACAACTGGACGGATGAAGTTGAGGTCTTGGAAGACCGGCCCGAGGACTGGTACTGGCAAGAGGCCCGGAGTGTCGGTGGTGACGATGTCGCCAGCGGCTGCTTCAAGGGCGCTTTGCTTTGACTTCATGTAGTCGTTGGTTGCGGCTGCGACGTTGCGGAATGTGTCTCCGCCAATGTGCATTGCTGCCATGTATTCGCCGGGGGTTGGAAGATCAAACTTGCGCTTCGGTACTGCTGGAAGAGAAGCGGTTGGAATGGTGGCTTCGATGACTGGTGCTGCTACTGATTCGGACATTGGGTTCTCCTGTTGAGGTTCTTGTTCTTCATTATTACTGATTTCTTCTTCGGGCTGGTGGATACTGGCCGCGACTTTGGTGATCTGTGCTGCGTCTCCAAAAGCTCCTATGGGGACAAGCGATAATTCTTGCCAGATAGCAGACTCGATTACCATGGTTCCGTCTTCGTCGTATGAGAACTTAATTGGGTTGATCCCAACTGAGACTTGGTCAATGGTGCCGTCGCCGGCCATAACAAGCGCGTCATTTCCGAGAGATGTTGCGCTGATCTTGGCGGTGAAGAGCATGCCTTCTGGAGTGTCTACGCGCTCGGTGACAACGCCTACTGGCTGGGATGCGTCGTGGTACATAAAGAGTCGTGGGGCTTTGCCTTCGGTTGGGAGGGCGCCCGGCAAGATGCGAACGGTGGTTCCGTCGGAGACGGTTGCGTCCACGTTGTATGGTGCTGCGATTCCTGAGATGGTTCGGCGTGGTGCGTCGCCTGCGGCGGCGTCAAGCGTGAAGTCTCCTGCAATTAGTTTGATCATCGGTTGGCTAGTCCTTCTTGAGTGTTTTCTTGAATGGTTGGTTCGTCGGCTTTGTCGGCCATGTAGTTCTCTTCCAAATAGGACTCTGCGTCAAACTCGACGTAAGTTCCGCGTGGGAGAACGGAGTCCATGGAAAGCGCGGCCGCAATTGCTTCTGCGTACATTTTGAGTCCAAAGATGTACAAGTCGGCGCGTGCTTGCTGGGATGATTGGTAGGAATATGATCCGGTTGATACGCCTACAAGATACGGTGGGACATTGCAAAGGCGAGCGGCTTCAAGTGCGCTGTAGTTTGCTGATTCAATAAGAAGCATTTTGTCTGGACTCATTGTTGTCGGTTCGTACGATAAGAACTCATTAAGCGCGGCGGTTTGATTTGTTGCGCGTGCAGCGTTAAACGACGCGGCAAGATCGGCAAGTTCTTGTGCGCTTAGCGGTTCGCCGCCAGTTTGTTTAAGTACGCCGGCTGGAATGCTTGAAGATGCGTTGCGTGTGCGTGCGTCGTTAATCTTTAATGCTGTCTCAACAACTTGCGTGCCTGAATAAATCAGTCCTTGCGTTGGGCTAAGAATCTGTACAAGGTTATAAGGATCTATCTCGCCGCCTTGAAAGTAAACGGCCTTTGACGGTGCAAACCACACGGGGCCTGCCATGTCTTGAGTAGTGACGCTGCCGGCTGGAAGACGTGTAAACGATGCTGGGTATCCGTCGGCGGTGCGTGAAGTGATGTACCAAAATGCGCGACCAAAGAAGAACAAGTCGTCAAACGTCCACGACATAAGAAAGTTGTAAGGCACTTCGGGATCTGGGCGACGCAACCATGATCGAGGAGCGGTATAGATCTTCTCCATGTATTCGCCGTTCCATTGCTCCACGTAAGAACGAAGCGGCATGCATCCGATGACCGATGCCATAAGATCGCGGCTCCTATTTATCGCGGCAACTTGTACTGCACGGTTACGCGCTTCGCCTTCTTGATACGTGTAGTACTGGCCGATCATCGAGACGCCGGCATTGTTTGATGCGTAATTAAGTCCTGCGCCTGCGGCTGCGGCTTTGGCAGGCAGCGGCGAGATTGCGGCCTTGCTCACTTTGCGATCAAATAATCCCATCCCTAGAGCATGACACACTTGGCGCGTTTATGGTGGCAACCGCTCGGAGGCGTTTCCGATCCCGACGAAAGGTAGGGCTCACGAACGGCTGCCGAGAGGATGTTAGTTCGGGACGATGACTAGTGAAGGCTTTTGGGTGACGCGGTTTTGTGAGGCCAAGGTTGCCGACCAGATTAGGGTGCGGCATAACTCGATCGGCCCGGGTGACTTTTGGGATGAGACGGCAATGGAGCCTTGGGTTCGGACGAGGACGGCGCGTTGTACGTGTTCGGAAAGCATGGCTTCTCCCGTGTGTACGAGCCGCATTTCGTGAATCATGTTTTTGACGACTGGCGTGTACTTTAAGATTTCGCCGTAGCCGACGACTATTCGGCGACGGTCAAACGTGGCGGAGTTGACTAGCACGTCAATTGTCGGTGAAAACGCAAACTTGACGGCAGGATCTTTGGCAATTTCTGCTAGGTGCTCCAGTAGTTCTTTTTGAGTTTCGGCGATAAAGGCTACGGAGTTAACAACGCGGCCATCGGGTAGGGAGACGGATCGGGTGGCGAAGTAGCGAGTGTCATCCATGGACGCTTCTACGGCGACAACTCCGCCGGCAGGGACTTCTCCTTCGTAGAGCAAGTCTGGCCAAAGGCCGTGTGGGATCCAAGAGTTCGCGGAGGCAACCCACATGTTTAGAGAGCCTCGCAAGAAAAGTGCTCGATCTGGCCCTTCGGATTCTTGGCGCAAAGTCTCGATCGTCAGAAAGTGTCCGATCGCTGGGTTGCCCCAATACCACGACGCCTCATGCAGCGGATCCAACGATGGCTCGGGCGACCATTCGGCAAAGTAGAACGACGAAGGCTTCTTAAGGTCAATAAGCCGAAGCGCATTTTCGCGGTGACGGATAAACAACTTTGAAGCCTCCGTGCCGGCCGTGCTGAACATGGCGGTTAAAGGTGAGCGCCTAGCGCGTTGAGCCGGCAAGAGTCCTGCTTCTACTTCGTCGGAGACATCAAACAATTCGTCGATGATTGCCAAGTCAATTGTCATGCCGTGGCCAACTGAGGGACGCGCGGCTTTGACATACCATTTTGAGCCGTCTGGCATTGTGGCTTGATAGCGGCCGTAGGACATGATGACCTTAGCGCCGCATCGCTTTTCTAGGATCGGGGCGATCTCCTCAAAGAGCATGCATGCAAGATCAAGACGATGCGAAAGAGAGACGACTGTTTGTCGCTGACCACGGATCTTCGGCATCTCAATAAGCCAGAACAGGATTAGCGCTTGGATGACTGTGGTCTTGCCGTTCTGTCTGGCCACGGACACAAGGCTCGATCGATGCACAAGATCCTGATCCGCATTGAAAGTAAGCATCTGATCCAATACGTGCATCTGCCACGGCAACATCGTTAAGCCGAGAAGCTCCTGGGCTATGTCCCCCACAATTGCCGCCCACGATCCGACTCCATCTGGGCTAATCGTTTCCAGTCTCGGCCGGTCGTGCGCGATCGCCGCTGGTTCTGGCTGGTTCAGGCCGTTCTTGGTAAAGAGTTGGATGGGGCTCGGGGGCGTTTCACTTCTATACAAAAAACCGTTTTGAGTAACATTTCGTTTTTGTATTCGTATCGCATCGTTCTTATTTTTGTATGTTGCTCCGCGTGATGAGTTGCATGGCTTACAAGCCGGCACAAGTCCATCGGCAATGCTGCCTCCTGCGTCGTGCTCGACTAGGTGATCGGCTTCTGTTGCTTTATTCTTTTGGCACCAATGGCATAATGGTTCGTCGCGTAGGAGTTGATGTCTTGCGTCTTTGTATGCCTTGGTGTCGTACTCGGAGCGTGGACGTGTCATGCTCCCGCGCCTTCGGCTTGGGCTGACGCGGCGCAAGCGCCTTGTCCTCGGGAGTAGTAGTAGTTCATCATGTCGGGCTCGTCTCGGTTGAGTTGGGTTTGTTAACGGTATGTGATGCCGGCACGATCAAGCCTAATGCGGTAATGCTCACCCACGGGATGCACTCACTCCGTACCCTTGCACTACCTAGCCGATTATGTTTACGGCTCGCTTCGTCGCTTTGCCTAACGCATTTCGTGTTGCATGTTTTAGGACGCAACGATCTACCCACGTTGCCGTGTGTTACCAACTGCCGTGCGAATGGCTTAGGTCGTGAGACTTATTTAGTTGAGTTATTTACGTGGCTTAAGTAACTGGCTATCCAGTCAAGATCCGCTGGACGCCACACCTTTACGACGGCGCCTTGTTGAAGCGTTGTAATCCATCGAGATTGAAGCGGTGAGATCTTGCCTTTATCGCTTTTAAGTTCTGCGAATATAACACGCCCTTTTGGGTGCGCGAGCACAAGGTCAGGGAAGCCGTGATCACCTAGTTCGTGGGTGGCCCAAACGCCACGTTTGTTCATAGCCGGCATCGGATGATGCACTAACCATCCGTGCATCTTTGCAAGATTGATAACGATCTTTTGGAAGTCTGATTCGCTCATCGTTGGGCCTGTTCAATAAGCACGTCGCGTTCAAGTGTTAGGAATGTGATTTGG